CCGGATAACCGAAACCCTCGGCCTCAGGCCTGGGGACTTCACCGGGATGGATACGGACAGGCCCCTCATGAAGATCAGCGGTCGTGAGGACAAGCAGACACACGACAGGACCACAAAGACAAAGGGGTCCCAGGCCACCATCCCTGTGTTCGCTCCATCCATCCCCATCGCCCTGAGGTGCATCGAGAGGGCAAGGAGCCACCACTGGACCCAACTGTTCCCCTTCGACTGGCAGCAGGCCGCAAGGCAGTGGAACAAGGTTCGGGCCACGTTGGGTGCAAGCGGCGTACGAACAGCCACACTGAGGTCCCTGAGGCGCACCTTCGCATACCACGCCAACGCTAGTGGGATGCCGACAGCAACACTTCAGCGCGTACTACGTCACTCCACACTAGCCACCACGGGTAAGTATCTGGAACTCGTAGGAGGCACCAGTGCTGAGGATGCCAGGCCCTACTTCCAGACCGCGCCCGACACCAAGGAGCCAGCAGTCACCATCCAGGATGGCTTCGGGCAGGCCATTAGTGCATACAAGGCCACCGGAGCAACCCCAGAGGAGGTGGCGCGGTTCGCCAAGGCCATGATGGAGGGCACCAAGTGAGTATCTACAGCAAGCTACCGAAGCGATACTGGCCACAGGCGAGGAGGAGGCGTGAGCAGTTCCACGGCAGGGCCATCATAGAGGCCGCCAAGAGGGCCAAGCAGCCCGCCTGGAAGCGCATACAGTACGCTCTCCTCTACAGAGGGGACCTGTTCGCGATGACAAGGAGGAACCGTGCATGAGCCCAGGTAAAGTAGTCGACCAGTACCTCCAAGCCATCTTCGAGGCCATCTGGACCGTCCAGTTCAACCGAGCAGAGAAGAAGCGGTTGGCTGCATTGGTGCCCTCTCCCGGACTCGAACCGGGACCCCGTGAAGGACCGCATTTTGAGTGCGGCGCGTCTACCTATTCCGCCAAGAGGGCACGCCACGTCGTTACACAATGACCGCTAAGTGACTGTAAAGACAGCAGCACGCCACGTCAGCAAGGAGCCTCAAAAGCTACCAGCGTTACTACGCACAAACCATCAGACATCCCCCTAACCCAAGGAGGGCCTATACTATGAAGAAGGGCGAAGCTCCGTTGTTTCCAGCAGTGGTGGCGTTTCTGTCCTCGACGCGGCAGCGCGCGCCACAACGCAAACAGCCAGCCAACTACAAAACACTGGACGAGAACTTCCAGACCATGACCATCACCAAGACCGTCAGGAAGTGCGATGCGGACGGTAAGTGGTGGCGCATCCAGACACGAGTGTGCCCTCACACAGGGGTCACCATCAGAGAGATAAAGAGGATTGCCTAATGCACACCCTGGATGCCCCCTACCTGCACCCCAAGTGGGACGAACAAGTTGCCATCGAACAGGAGATGCTAGCCATCGGTGCCTCCCGCACCAGGGACCGCATCAACAAGGCCAAGGACAAGAAGTCCATGACGAACCTCCGGTCCCACCGCTCGCTCATCCATGAGTGGGTCGTCCCGGTATCTGAAGGGATAACTGCCTGGGTCGACAAGGTAGGCAACAAGCAGCGTGGCCCCAAGCCATACGCCTTGCGCTGCCTCCGTCTTGTAGACCACGACACGGCATCCATGGTTGCCCTCAAATCCATCCTAAGGATGCTTGGTGTCGAGACCCGAGGCGTGACCTCCATCGCCACTGAGATCGGAACATGGTGTGAGCATGAGGCCAGAGCAGCAGCCTGGATGAGGGATGAGCCCGACGACTGGAAGCTCACCTCGGCGCAGTACCGGAAGCGACACAGCACAGCAGCCCACCAGAAGCGATCCCGCATCGCCCTGTTCAACAAGTATGTTCATGAGAAGATCGACTGGACACCCTGGACGGACGAGGAGCGGCTGCGGGTGGGACTTCAACTCATCTCCATCGTCTCGGAGGTAACAGGGCGCTTCTCCATCATGCCGGACCCCCAGTACGTGCCCAAGAGGTCACGAGGTGGTCAGGTCATGTCCCGACCCATCATCGTAAAGCCCGACGACGGCCTCATACAGTGGCTGGAGGATGCGATGGACGACGAGTTAGTTCACGCAGCCGCCTTCCTGCCCTGCGTCATGCCGCCGAAGCCGTGGGAGGGTCCCAGAGACGGTGGCTACTGGACACCTTACGTCAAGACACCCTTTCTCATACAGTTTCGGGCCAGCCACCAGGAGGAGAAGCAGCGGGCCATCGACGAGTACGAACGCATCGCCATGCCGACCGTCTACGACGCGCTAAACCATGTGCAGGCAACCGCATGGAAGATCAATCGGCGCATCTATGAGGTGGCCTCACGTGCCTGGAAGCAGGACCTAGCCGTGGCCGGTATGCCGAGGCTAGAGGCTGAGACAATACCCTCAATGCCGGACGCCCCGCACGACACAGAGGAGTACAAGGCGTGGACCAGGAAGGCCAGCGAGGCCCACGCTAGGAACAACACGCGGTTCAGCAAGTTCATATCCGTCAGACGGGCACTACAGGTGGCTGAGAGGTTCCTGGACGAACCTGCAATCTACTTCCCGCACAAGCTGGACTTCCGAGGGAGGATGTATCCAATCCCCTCCGACCTATCACCTCAGGGCTTCGACCTACATCGTGGACTTCTCACCTTCGCCACTGGTAAGCCGATAACCTTCGAGAGTTCCGGGTGGCTCGCCATCCAGGTAGCCAATACCCACGGCAAGGACAAGGTTTCCTTCCAGGACCGGATCGACTGGGTGGAAGCAAACGAGGAACGCTGGAGGTCTATCGCTGAGGACCCACTGGTCGACCGAAGGTGGGAGGATGCCGACGAGAAGAACCGCTGGCAGGCTCTTGCAGCTATCCTTGAGTGGGTCCGTTGGTTGGACGAGGGGGAGGGAATGGTGTCCTCCCTTCCTATCCGCATAGACGGGACCTGCAACGGCATCCAGCACCTATCGGCCATGGTGCGAGACCGTGAGGGGGGCGAGAGCGTCAACCTAGTCAACTCCGAGAAGCCGCGAGACATCTACCAGGAGGTCGCTGATGTCCTACGGGTCACCCTCAAAGAAAAGGCGGGCGAGGAGCACGCTGACTACTGGCTTCGTCTGATGCCGGACGGGATACCGAGGAGCCTCACCAAGAGACCCGTCATGATCCTGCCCTACGGAGGCACCAGGGACGCCTACTACACCTACACGATGGAGTGGCTGCGCAAGCAGGACCCCCATGGCATCACGATACCAAAGGACATCCGCTCCAAGGCTTGCTCCTTCATGGTCCCCATCCTCTGGGAGGCAGTCAACGCGGTCGTCACCAAGCCCAAGGAGGTCATGGAGTGGATACAGAAGTGCGCCGCCGCAGCCACCACTGATGGGCTTCCGCTACACTGGACGACGCCCTCAGGCTTCACCGTGAGGCACTTCTATGGGACGAGGAAAAAGCGCCAGATACGCACCCTCATCGACGGTCAGAGGCTCGATGTCGTCTACTGGGAGGAGACCCCTAAACTCGACCTCAGGCGGCAGGCTAAGGGCATAGCCCCGAACTTCGTTCACTCCATGGACGCCTCTGCCCTCATGGACTGCGTGGAGACCGCCGCGCACAACGGGGTGGAGAGTATCACTACCATCCATGACGCCTTCGGGACCGTAGCTGCCGACATGCACACCCTCGAAGCCTGCTTACGGGATGCCTTCATACGGACCTACGAGACGGATGTCCTCCTGGACTTCCTTACGTCCTGCAAGGATGTCGCAACGCCTGAAGCCATCTGGCCAGAGCCCATCGCTTTCGGTGACCTGGACCTCGGTGAAATCCGCAGTTCTGCTTACTTCTTCGCATAACACTACGTCGTTCACACTAATAGTCGTCCTCTTGATAACGGAGATTGCCCGCATGAGCCATTCCACACAGATCGACCGTCAACAGCTAGGCATGGTGAGCCGTGACAAGGCCGTCACCCTCGCTCACGCCCTACTCGCTGGGGCCAACAAGGAACGAGGAGAAGACATCGCCGCAGGTGTCGCCATCCTGTTCGCCGTCTTGGCCGAACGCACCAACATGGACCCGCAGGAACTCTACTCACTGGGTCGCCGTCTCCTCACCACTCACGACCAGCACCACGTCAAGTCCAACCGGGCGCTCGATGCCCTCCTGGACTTCGCCGGTCTCCGCGTCACAACCAACCCATCCATATAAGGAGCCAGACCTTGGCCAAGTTCTTCATCACTCCCTCAGGCGAACTCGTTCACCCCTGGATTAACAAGGCGGACACCAAGTTCGCATCCGACGAGTTCGACGGCCTGTATCACACCAAGCTGGCCCTCGACGCATCACCCGAAACGACCGACCTCATCAACAAGGTTCGGGGCGCCTCCCTCCAGGCTCTTGCGGAGATCACCGCCGACATGAAGCCCGGCGAGGCCAAGAAGTGGTCCGTCTATGAGCCCTTCGCGGACGAGGAAGACGAGGACGGCGTGGCAACCGGGCGCATCCTGTTCAACTTCAAGCAGAACCAGTTCATCCCCCTGAAGGACCCGGTTGGTCACAAGGAGGTCCATATCGAACTCCGCGACTCCCAGGATCAGGTCGTCACCGTCAACGTATGGGGCGGCACCATCGCCCGCGTCATGTTCTCCATGCGGACCATCAAGCTCGCCAAGGACAAACAGGCCGGGGTCCGTCTCGACTTCGCCAAGGTGCAGATCATCAAGCTGGCTGAAAGCTCGGGCGGCGGACAAGGCTTCGGTGCCGTCGATGGTGGCTTCGAGGGCTCCCAGGAAAGCCAGGGCTTCGGGCAGACTCAGGGTGACTCCAGCGGAGGTGACTACTGATGCTTGAGACCCTCGCCATCACGTTATTCGGGCTCGTCGCCGCTGCGTTCCTCCTGGTCCTCCTCTGGATGGTGCTGATTGGCAAGGCAATGCGATGAACCCGGCCTCCATCATGGATGACATCGCCAGGGTCTACCTGGTGTTGCTCATCGCGGCCTTCGGCATCGTAAGCACGATGTCGTTGTTGTCCGTCATCAAGTGGGCCTTCGGGTGGGCGTAGCCCGCAGCGGGAACTACCTCTCCAAGCGCAAACGCTTCGCTCCTAAGACGCAGGAAGCAGTTGGCCTCAAGTACGGCTTCAGGTCGGGACTTGAGGCCACCAACGCGAAGTGGCTGGAGAGCAAGGGGGAGAAGGTGCAGTTCGAGAGCTTCATCATCCCTTACACGGTCCCCGAAACGAGCCGTAAGTATCACCCCGACTTCCTCCTCCAGAACGGCATCGTCGTGGAGACCAAGGGGAAGCTGGAGCCCAAGGACAGGGCCAAGCACCTGTTCATCAAGATGCAACACCCCGAACTCGACATCCGCTTCGTCTTCCAGAGGCCCTTCGACAAGATCGTCAAGGGGTCCAAGACGACCTACGCCATGTGGTGCGACAAGCACGGCTTTACGTGGGCCTCCAAGATCGTACCGGAGGGCTGGTTGCACGAGGACGGGCCGGAAAGGAAACCGTTCGATGTCCTCGGCATTGCGTAAGACCATCGGCTACGTGGCGCTCGCAGCGTCCCTTCTGCTCATCGCCT